TGCAAAATTCAGAGCAGTTCTTAGTGAAGGTGGTGGTATCTCACAGGCTGTTGGTGTTGGCACAACTCTTGGTAGACCAGGACTTGGAATCGTCACAGCGTCTTATAATGAATCCACTGGTATCATGGAAGTTGAGACGAACACTCCCCATAAGTTCGTAGGGACAGGTGAAAATGTCTACATGATTGGCCTTGAGTTCTCTTGTTCTACTGAGCACGCAGGAGTTACAACAACAATCTTCCCAGATGGATCACAACCTGGTGGATATGTCTTTGAAGTAACTGGTGTTGGATCAACTACCATCTTCAGAGCAGACGTTGGAATCTGCACTATTCCTCATGTCTATGAAGGATCTGGTGAGGTATTCAAGTTTGATACTGAGATCAACACTGGATCTGGATACAGAGAACCAGTTGCCATCGCGATTACAGATCCTGGATATGTACATAGATTTGTAAGTGCTGAAGATGATTCCATCTCTGTAACTTCTTTCACAGGATCAACTCTGACTCCTACGAATGCAACTTATGAACCCACAACTGGTGAGTTTATTCTTACAATTCCAGACCATGGATTGACAACTTCAGATAGCATCGGTATTAAGACTGGATCTATCGTATTCACATGTGATTCTGATAACTTTGCTGATAAGCAATCTTATCCAAGAGCAACTGACCCAATTGCTGGTGTCATTACTCCTATTACATCGTTCACAACTGGCAGCATTACTGTTAATGTTGGCACTAACGCTGGATTCAACGCCGTTGCTATTGCAACCGTTGGTGCTGGTGGAACACTGCATGTAACTGTTTCGGCTGCTGGAACAGGATATGTAAATCCCCAGTTCATTATTCCTGATCCTTCTTACTCTAATCTTCCTATTGAAGGTATTTCAAGATTGGGTGAGGGAGCAACAACTGAATCTGGATTTGGTGCAAGAATCACTTGTGAAGTTGGAGCTGGTCAAACCAATGTAATGAGTGAGCATCACTTCGTTACTGGATTCAAACTTGATAATCGTGGTTATGCATTCAGAAAAGGTGATGTCTTCAGACCTGTAGGACTTGTAACTGCAGTGGGTGTTGGAGCAACTAACTTTGAAGATTTTGAACTGACTGTTCTCGAAACCTTCACAGATTCCTTCTCTTCTTGGCAGTTTGGTGAACTTGATTATATTGACAGCATCAGAGATCTCCAGAATGGACTCAGAAGGAGATTCCCACTGAGACAGAACTCTCAGTTGATCAGTTTCCAGAAAGATCCAACTGTCACTGCTTCTTCTCAACTTGATCTGAAGAATGTACTTGTTATCTTCATTGACGGTGTAATTCAGATTCCTGGTGAGGCCTATGAGTTTGATGGTGGAACCAGCGTAGTCTTTACTGAACCACCTTCAAATACCTCAGAAGTTGACATATTCTTCTACAGAGGAACATCTGGAGATGATAGTTTCCAAGCGTCTGTTCCTGAGACAATTAAGAAGGGTGACTCTGTAACACTCAATAAGAAAGATGGTGATGATAATACCGAGACTCAAGCAAAGAGACTCGTTAGCGATGTTGCTTCTTCTGACAAGATTAACACCACAATATACAGTGCTCAAGGTGTAAATGATGAAGTCTTTAGACCTCTCGATTGGAGAAAGCAAAAGGCTGATAAACTGATCAATAGTGAAATCGTTACTAAGGTCAGAGATTCTATCGAACCTCAGATCTATCCTGTCGCTAGATTGATTGGTGATATTTCTGATGGAGACACTGATTTATTTGTAGATAGTGTAAGATTCTTCCAATATGAAGAATATGCTGCTGGCGCACCAGCAAGCAACAACATTCAAGTTGATGCATTTATTATTGATGGTACAGAAAACGTTGGTGCCGCAATAACTGCTGTTGTTGGAAGTGACACCACTTTAACATTCGATGTTACTTCTGGTGGATCAGGATATGCGGGTACATCTGTAACCTTGGGTATTGCTGCTCCTCCTAGAGTTGACAACGCTAAATATGGAATCGTAGGTGTTGGCACCACAGCTATTGCTAGAGGTATCCTTACTAACGGAGTTATCACTAGTGTTACAATTGATAACGCTGGTGGTGGATACAATGTCGATGCACCTCCTCAGGTTATTGTTACTGACAATGCAGTTAAGACAGATACCATTGACAACTCTGACATTATTATTGGTTATGTCGGTGTAATCACTGGCATCTCTACTACTGGCGGTGGTTCTGATCCAACAAGCATTGTCTTTGAAACAGATCTTACAGACTCCATCGTATCCACTGCTGAACTCGATACATTGATTGCTGGATATCCAATTTATGTTTATGACACTACTGTAGGTCACGGTGTAACGGCTGTTCAAGGCACTACTGGTTCAACATCCCTCGATGACATGATCGTCGGTATTGGTACCACATTTGCTGATGCTGTTTACAAAGTCGCTGACATTACTAGAAGTTCAAATGTTGGTGTGATTACATGTCACATTCAATCCACCACTAACACTGTGGGTCTTGCCTCAACTGGAACACGCGCTGTTCCTATTGGAAGATTCTCATGGGGTAGACTTGGCCAAGTATCAAGATCTGCTTCACCTGTTGCCTTTGCAGTTTCCTCCTATACTGCCAATTCTGGATTATCAACTTATCCAATTGTTCAGAGAAGAGGATTTGGATTGAGAGACACTGGTGCTCTCAAGAAGCAAGTGGCAAATTAAAGTATAAATATCAACATAGGAAAGCGATTTAAAAATGCCTGCGCTGGTAACCGATCAATTTAGAATCTTCAATGCTAACAATTTAGTTAGTTCAATTGAAGATACTAGTAACTCTTTCTATATCTTCCTCAGCTTGCCGAACCCGACTTCGCCTGCTTTGGGATATGGAAGGACTGATACTTGGAATACGTCAACTTCTGGAGCTCCCTCTCCTATTGACAATTTCAATTATAACAATCACACCTATGATGTGATGTTGTTTGGTAAGAAGGTTACCTCTTCTAATGTAAGGAGACTTGTTCGTAAAGTTAACTGGGCTCAAGGCACCACTTACGAAATGTATCGCCATGATTATAATGTGAACAATCCAGCACCGATCACAGGTGCTACAAGACTCTACGACGCACGCTATTATGTCGTCAACTCGGACTTCAAAGTCTACATCTGCATCGACAACGGATCTAGCGGAACAAACACGAGTGGCAATGCTTCTCAAGACGAACCCACTTTCACTGACCTCGAGCCTTCAAAGGCTGGCGATTCAGGAGACGGGTATGTTTGGAAGTATCTCTATACCGTTGACCCATCGGACATTATCAAGTTTGATTCGGTAGAATATATTTCTGTTCCTGGTAACTGGAGTAGTTCTACAAATGCACAGATTCAATCTGTTAGAGAAAACGGAGATTCTGATTTAAATAATAACCAATTGAAAAAAGTCTATATCGAAGACCAAGGATTTGGTTATGGTATTGGTCTTGATAGAGAAGTTGATATTTTAGGTGATGGAACTGGTGGTAAGTGTGTTGTTAGCACTGATACCTCAGGTAGAATCATTGATTGTCAGATTTCTCAGGGTGGTAAAGGTTATTCTTACGGAATCGTTGACCTCGGACCATTACAAGGAAGCACACTTTCGAGACTTGCAAAACTGGTTCCGATTATTCCTCCTTCCAGAGGTCATGGTTATGATCTTTACAAAGAACTTGGATCTGACAAAGTTCTTATGTATGCTCGATTTGATGATTCGACAAAAGACTTCCCTGCTGACACTACGTTTGCACAGATTGGTCTAGTTAGAAATCCAACTTCTTTTGGATCTACAACAGTATTCACAGCAAACCAGTTCTCTAGTTTGAGAGCTCTCAAACTTTCTGGTAAGTCTGGAACCATTGCTGTTGGTGATGAGATTCGCCAAGTTGTTGGAACATCAACCGCTGTGGCATATGTTGCATCATATGATACTGAGACTAGTGTTCTGAAGTATTTCCAAGACAGATCACTTTATTTCAGTCCTGTAACTGGCGATCAAAAAGACTATGTTGGTGTATCCAGTGAAGGTAAAGTTCTAGCTTTTGATTCTTCTGCGGAACCAGTTACAACAGTTTCTGGATTCTCTGGTAATATTGATACGAACTTCTCTGGTATTACTACAATTATTAACAACAAGACCATCAATCTTGGCGTGAACTTCACTGATGGACTTGCCGATCCTGAAATAAATAAGAGGACGGGAGAGGTCTTGTATCTGGATAACAGAACTGAGGTCACTCGCAACTCTCGCCAAAAAGAAGATATTAAGGTAATTCTGGAATTCTAAGACGATGCCACAAAAGACGAATCTGAATGTTAGTCCTTACTATGATGACTTTGGCATTGATAAGGATTTTTATCGAGTTCTATTCAAGCCTGGATTTCCTATTCAATCCAGAGAACTGAACAATATTCAGTCTGTTCTGCAGAATCAGATTGAACAGTTTGGTAATCATATTTTTAAGGATGGTTCTGTCGTCATCCCTGGTGCGGCTTCGTTTGACAATCAATATTACGCTGTAAAAATTGACCCCATTCACTTGGGTATTGATGTATCAGTTTACATCGATGATTTTATTGGCAAAACAATTAAGGGACAAACAACACAAGTTACTGCAACTGTTGTAAATGTCTTGAGTTCAACTGATTCTGAAGAGAATCAACTCACGATTTATGTAAAGTATAAAGAGTCTGGAGACGCTCTGAGTGTAGCTAGTTTCCAAGACGGAGAAATCCTGATCGCTCAGGAAGACGTAGTATATGGAAACACCACAATTACTGGTGGTTCTACTTTTGCTCAATGTATTGCTTCTGACGCAACTGCAATTGGTTGTGCAGCTCACATTGATGCAGGCATCTACTTTGTCAGAGGCATCTTTGCTCAAGTTGCAAAGCAAACTCTGATCCTTGATCAATATAGCAATCAACCAGAATACAGAGTTGGTCTCGATGTTATTGAGACTATCGTTACTGCAAAAGACGATCCATCACTTTATGACAATGCGAGAGGATTTTCTAATTTCGCTGCTCCTGGAGCAGATCGATTCAAAATCGAACTCAAACTCTCTAAGAAATCTATATCAGATAGAGACGACAAAACTTTTGTTGAGATTCTACGACTTACAGAAGGAAGAGTCGAGAAGATCGGACTGAAGACGCAATATAATCTCATCAGAGATTACTTTGCAGAAAGAACTTATGATGAGTCTGGTGACTACTCAGTAGAAGCATTTGATATCGGACTCAGAGATTCATTGAACGACCGTCAAGGAAATGGTGGTTTGTTCTATGATAATCAAACCACATATAGCGGTAATAATCCTAGTGATGATATTGCATCACTTACCGTTGGACCTGGTAAGGCATATGTTAGAGGATTTGATATTGAAAACTTCGGAACAGAAGTTATTGATGTCGAAAAACCAAGGGATACAAAAGCAACTACAACTGCTGTTCCCTTCAACATGGGTAACATCCTTAAAGTTAACCATGTCGTAGGACAACCTGTAATCGCCCTGAACACGACTCAGGTAGTCAACCTATACAATACGCGAAAGACCACCACTGTCGCCTCTGCTGCTCCTACAGGAGGCACTCTGATCGGTCAAGCAAGAGTTTATGCTCTGAATGCCGATGAACAGAACTATGTTGGCAATGAAACTGTATTCAATCTACATCTGTTTGACGTACAGACTTATACACAGATCACACTGAATGTAGCTGGAGATTCAGTAACCATCCCTGCAACCTCTTTCATTGAGGGTCTTAGCAGTGGCGCCACTGGTTACACCGTCAATGCTGCTACGACTGATAGAACGCTCTCTCTTACCGAAGTAACTGGTAACTTCCAAGAAGGTGAGAATATTAGAATCAACGGATTGACTGTAAATCCCAGATCAATCATTAATATCAGAACTTTCACTACTGCAGATATTCACTCCGTATATCAAGATACTTCTGCAGTATCTGGGTATTCCGTTGATTTCTCGGCTGATGTTGTAATGGCTTCATCTGGTCCTCTTCCTGGATTTGGACTTGGTGAGACTGTTATTTTCAGTAATAACGGCCCTACTGGATTAACTACAGTTCGAGCTCCTGGTAAAACTTTTACTGGTATCTCAACAGATACTATTGTCAAATATACTGACACTAACAAAACTCAATCAACATTTGCAAGAGTCACAGACATATCTGCAAATGGTTTGGTAATGACTCTGGTTGGTGTTCTTACCGTAGGTAACATCTGCGATGGTGGTCTCCCTGCATCTGGAGCATCATTTGAGTTAGAAAGGAATCTTCCTCAATTTACCAATCCAGAAGATGCTTATCTCTTTGCTCCTATTGGTAAACCAAACGTTGGATCTGTAGATCTTGGCAGTTCACAGTTAGCAGTCAATCACCAATTTACTGGTGAAAGCACTGATGGCTCTGGAAGCATGGAAATTGATGTCTCCGCTTCTGGAATCACTAGTGCATTCTTTGAAGTATATGATCCCGATAGATACGTTATTTCTTACAGTGGAGGTACACAAGCACCTCTATCTGCAGGTCAGTTTACTCTGACCAATGATTCATCAACTCTGACCATCACTGGTCTTGATGCATCACAATCTAATGTTGTTGTCAATGCAACTCTCAAGAAGAGAGGAATCAAGAGTAAGATCAAGAATCTTGCTAAGAGTCAAAAAACTTTTGTAAGACTGTCCAAGTTTGAAAGTGCTGGCATCTCTACAGGTGTCAACAATGGATTGACTTACAACAAGTTCAATGGATTGAGAGTAGAAGACGAAGAAATCTCACTCAATACCGCTGATGCTATCAATATCGTAGCAATTCACCAATCCAAGGGTTCGGCTGATCCATCCTTTGATAGTCTTGTTTTCCAGACAGGTCTTGATCTGGATACAAATTCTGTTCTTGGTGAGTATCTGCTTGGTGGAACAAGTGGAGCACTTGCACAACTTGTCACAAGATCAAGTGCAACAACTGTAGAATTTGTCTATCTCAACTCTACAACTTTCCAAGTTAACGAGGATGTCAAGTTCTTAGAATCAAATATTACTGGAACTGTCCAAACAGTAAATCTTGGATCTTATATTGATCTGACCGATAAGTATAGTCTTGATACTGGTAACAGACAGCAGTTCTGCGACTTCTCCAGAATTAAGAGAAAGACTGGTAGACCTCCTGCTAATAAGAGGATGGTCATTGTCTTTGATAAGTACAATGTTCCTAGTGTAGATACTGGTGATATCTTCACTGTTCAATCTTATCAGGCATCACAATTTAAAGATGGTGTTCCCTCTTCTGAATATTTTGACAGACAAACTGGCCAGTTCAGAGAAATTAGATTAACTGATACTCTTGATTTCAGACCTAGAGTAACTGATTTTAGTGTAACAACATCTTCACCATTTGCCTTCACGAACAGATCTTTTGATGGATCTGGAAATACAACGACTTTGGTTCCCAAGTCTGGCGAAACCTCTATCGTTGATTACGAATATTATCAGGGTAGAAACGATCTTCTTGCTCTGGGTAAAGACGGTAAGTTCCAAGTTATCAAGGGTGCTCCTAGCGATAACCCAAGAACACCTACAAACGCAGAGGAGGCGATGAATATCGCCACTATTGAATATCCTCCATACCTGTACAATGTACTGGATGCAAAGATTACTGAGATTGATAACAAGCGTTATACAATGCGCGACATTGGTGATCTTGATGATCGTCTCACAAACTTAGAACTTACAACTTCTCTGTCTCTTCTGGAACTGGATACATCCTCTTTCCAAGTAATTGATGCACAAGGCCTGTCTAGATTCAAGTCTGGATTCTTTGCAGATGACTTTAAGAATCAGGACTTCATTGACTATGGGATGGAAGACACTCGTATTACCGTAGACGAGGGATTCAACCATCTGATCGTTGAGCAAGACACAGTAACCATTCCTGTTCAGGTTGCAACTGCTAGCACTGCAGCTGATTCTCTGATTGATTACAGCGCTGATGTAGATCTACTTGATTCCAATGTAGTTAAGAAGGGGAATAGAGTTCAACTTGCATACAATGAAGAAACTTACATTGAACAACCTCTTGCAACTAGAGTTGAAAATGTAAACCCATTCAACTTGATCGAGTGGGTTGGTGCAATTACACTTACTCCTGCAATCGATAGTTGGGTAACCACTATTCGCAGAAGTGGTGGAAACAGAATGATTCCAAACCCTGGACGCCGTGGACAGTCGTTCTCATCTACCTCTGTTTCTTCGGTCGGTGATCCTTGGATCAGATCTAGAAACGTTAAGAACCATACCACTGGATTTAAGCCTTTCACCAGATATTATCACTTCCTTGATGGGGTTGGTGGTATCGATTGGATTCCAAAACTGATTGAGGTTACTCCTGTATCTGGAACCTTTGTTGTTGGAGAAACCGTTGATGGTTTCGACTCTGCAGGAAATAGAACAATTAGTTTCAGAGTAGCACAACAAAACCATAAGGAAGGTCCTTTCAATAATCCAACCAGAAAGTATCAAGTAAGTCCTTACGACAGAACACTCCTGATGAGTGCTCTCGATTCTTACAATAGTTCTTCTGTCCTACTTAATGTTGACATTGATGCTCTTGCAGCACAGGCTGGTGGATCTTACTCTGGATTCATCACTCCTGGTGGTAGACTCATTGGTAGAACAAGTCAGGCACAAGCAACTATCGATGATAGTCGTCTGGTAACTGATAACTGGGGTACTGTTATTGGATCATTCTTCTTCAGAAATCCAAACAGCACACCTGCACCTGCTCTCAGATTCCCAACAGGAACTAAGACTTATAAGATGACTTCCAGCTCTACCAACGCAGAGCCTCTCCCCGGAAGTCTGCTGATCAGTTCTGCAGAAACTACCTACAGAGCAACTGGTATTATCAGAACGGTAACCACAAGTTCTGTTACTTTCTATGATCCTCTGGCACAGTCCTTTACTACAGATTCTACAGGTGGATTTATCACTTCTGTAGATATCTTCATGGGTAACAAGGATACTGCTTCTCCTCTGGAGATTCAGTTGAGAACCATGGAACTGGGAACTCCCACAACAACTTTGGTTTCTGATGATTCTAAGATTACTCTCGAACCAGACCAGGTAAACACCTCTAGAACTGCCGATGTACCCACTAGGGTTACATTCCCATCACCAATCTTTGTAGAACCCAATACAGAGTACGCTATCGTCCTCCTGTGTCCTTCTTCGGACCAATATGAAGCCTGGGTCGCAAGAATGGGTGAAAAGACTGTCAATACGACAACCCTACCTAATGTTGAGGGTGTCATCTATGCTAGACAGTATGGTGCTGGATCTCTGTTTAAGTCTCAAAATGGATCTATCTGGACTGCATCTCAGTATGAAGATATGGCATTCAGAGTAAACAGAGCTAAGTTTACTTCCCAGAAAGGATCTGTATTCTTCTATAACCCAATTATTGATGAAGAGTCCAACATCATTGAAGGATTGCAAAACAATTCTGTTACCACTCTTCCCAGAAAACTGACTGTTGGTATTACAACAATCGAAGATGATGCAATTAATAATATTCTGCGCATCGGTCAAAAGGTTGGAACCACTGGTGTAAGTACAGATATCACTGGATTCATTGAGCAATTTGGTGGTCCTATTGAAACACTGTCTGTAAGTGGAGTTGGTACAAACTATACTAATGGAACTTACAACAATGTAACTCTGATCAATGAGTCTGGAGGTGGAACAGGAGCTACTGCATCGATCGTTGTATCAAACGGTCAGGTTAGCGGTGCTACAGTCTCCGCTGCTGCTACTGGTAATGGTTATGTTGTTGGCGATACTGTTGCTATTACAACATCAATGGTTGGTGGACGTGGTAGTGGTGGTCAGGTAACGATCTCTGCCATCTACAACTCCGATACCATCTACGCGACTAATGTACAAGGTGAGCAGTTTACAGAAACTCAGAATCTTTACTGGTATCCTGATTCTGGAGAAGTTGGTGTCGCTATCACCAACATCCTGATTAGAAGCTCTTCTTTGACATCGAACTTGAATGAAGGGAATATCTTTGAAATCGACAGTGATTCTCATGGTAATGTAACTTCTGCAAACCATGTTTCTATCAGAGGACTTCAACCTGATACAGATCCTATCAAACTGCAGAGTGATCTTTCCGTAAGTGCCACTGCAATCTCTGTTGCAAGCACTGCTACCTTCACTGAGTTTGAAGGACTCACAACATTCAGAGGATATCTGAAGGTTGGATCTGAGATCATCTACTATGACAGCATTGGTGCTGGAAACCTTGGTATTGCAACCAGAGGTGTAGATAATACAACCGTTCAGACACACTCTGCTGGTGCTGATGTCTACAAGTATGAACTCAATGGCGTTTCGCTGACCAGAATTAACACTGATCATAAGATGCCTACAGACGCTGGACTGCAAGGTCTGAAGACATTTGACAAGTATTACCTGGAGGTCGATAGACCTGCTGGAAGAAAGACTGGCGAAGAGCAATTGTCCTTTGCTGATGAGAAGACTGCTGGTGGAAATGGTTCTTGGGCTTCCAAAAACATCCAGTTCAGTTCCATGGTTCCCAACATGGTGTTCACCACTCCTGGTGATGGAACTTCAATTAGTGCAAGTGTCAGAACTACTTCTGGTACCAGTCAGAGTGGAACAGAGGCATCCTTCGTAGATCAAGGATTTGAACCTATCCAACTCAATGAAGTTAACTTCTTCTCCGATCCTCGTATCGTTGCTGGTAGAGTTAACGAGACAACATATCTGGCTGAACTACCTAAGAGCAGATCCTTCACTCTCGCATTAAACCTTGAGAGTCTTAATCCTTACTATTCTCCTCAGGTAAGAACTGATATTACAAGTATTGTTCTTCAGAGAAATAGAATTGACGCTCCTGTTGGAGATTACTCCATCGATGGAAGAGTCAACAGCGTATCCAATGATCCTCACGCAAGTGTCTACATTGGACCAAGGATTGAACTTGATAATCCTGCAACCTCACTGAAGGTTCTTGCGGGTGTCAACAGACCTCAGAGTAGCGATGTTAGAGTTCTCTACAGACTCTTCAGAACAGATTCTGGAGAAACTGATCCCACATTTGAATTGTTCCCTGGATTCTCTGTCGGTCTTCCCGATGGAACCCCTGATACCAGAATTGCTCCTGCCTTTGGTAATGAATTCCTTGAGCATGTTTACACAGCAGATGGTCTTGATAAGTTCAACGCTTTCCAAATCAAGATTGACTTCTCTGGTACAAACGAATCCACACCTCCTTCACTCCAAGACCTTAGAGTAATTGCACTGGCATGACGATTAATCCACATTCACTGCTTCTTGAATATCACTACGGCAACAGAGCTCAGGTCGAGGGTAAACCCGACCTGAAAAAAGATACCAAGACTGGAGCCGTAGTTAATACTAATAAAACAGAGTATGAAGACTACATCAGGAATAGAGATCAAAAACGTGCTGACAAGGCAGAAATTGAGTCTTTAAAAGGAGAAATTAGCGAGTTAAAAGAACTGTTATATCAGGTTTTGAATAAATAGTTCAAACTTGGTTTGACTAGTAGTAATGGCTGTATACGTCGCCAACCTTAATATTGAGCAAGGCGCTAATTTTAAGGTATCCTTTAATATTGAAGACCCTGGCACTAATTCTCCGTTAAGCTTGGTAGGGTATGCTGCATCTGCACGGTTGAGAAAGACGTATTCCAGCACTGGATTTACATCCTTTACTACTACAGTTTCCGATCCTTTGAATGGTGTGATCACTATCGCCCTTTCTCACGAGGAAACCGCTGCTATTAAAGCAGGCCGACATGTCTATGATGTAATCATTTTATCGCCCATATCTTCCGATCCCCCGAATTATACAACGAGGGTTGTGGAAGGCAGTGCGATAGTTCGACCTAGTGCAACCAGATTTTAGGTAGATATATGACGAACTACTCTGTAAGACTCGGATCTACCAACGCCATTAAAGTCAGATCCACCACGCTTGGTTCAGGCGGCGGAGGAGGCGGCGGAGGCGGCTCGATCCGAACCCTGTCCGATGTTGATATTACATCCAATGGTTTGGCAGATGGTATGGTTCTTGTTTATGACGCATCTACAGCAAAGTGGAAATCGTCAGCGGAAATCACCGTTGGTAACACTAGGAACATGACCATCAACGGAGGAACCTTTTAGACATGGCGTCGATTATTAAAATTAGGAGGACGCTAGGATCTAGCGTACCCGATCTAGCACCTAGCGGTGAAGGTACCGCGCAAGGTGAACTTATCTACGTTTACGACAGTAGTAACGTAGGATCAGGAAAGACATACAAGAAACTGTATATTGGTCACCCAGACGGCACAGGAGACGCTCCTATCCCGATCGGTGGTGAATACTATACAGACCTTCTACCTGCCAACACAGCGCTGCATGGGACGCTGATTGCGAACCAAGCGATCGTTGTAGACGCAAACAAAAAGATTGATGAACTGCGAGCAGACAATATTCAGATTGCTGTAAGTGGTACTAATGAGATTGATACAGAGAGTGGTAACTTAACTCTTGACTCGGCTGGTGGTATTGTCATCATCGATGACCAGGCAACCATCAACGATGGATTGAGAGTAGAAGGTGATCAGACTTATCTGAATACAGCTCTCCAAGTTTCCGGCATCTCCACCTTTAACGGTGAGGTGATGTTCAATACTGGAATGATTCCAGATACGGACAAAGGAGCTTACATTGGTACTTCTGGTAGAGCGTTTGCTAACGCTTATATCAATGATGTTACCATTGGTGCAGCAAATACAACAGTCATCACCACAAGAGCAGGTGAACTGTTCCTGACTGCATATGAAAACTTAGTTGTTGTTGATGACGATCTGACAGTTACTGGTTTGACCAGTTTCGCAAGTGGCGCAACCATGTCTGGTGTTGCCACCATTACAGGTCAGTTAGAAGTTGATGATATCATCATCAATGATAATGTCATCGCGACCAAGAATACAACTGGTATCTTGTACCTGGATCCACATCCTGGTGCTCTGAGTGCTGATGGTATTGTTGTTATTAAGGGTGACCTGCAGGTTGATGGTTCTACGATTTCCGAGAACGCAACCACAGTTACCGTTAATGATCCTGTTATCAGATTGGGTGATACATCAACAGAGAAGACTGTCGAGAATGAAGTTTCTCTTGGTACCACTTCTATCACGTTTGATAACGTTGTAGGTGTTAACACAGATGACGTTGTAAGTGCTGCTGGTATTGTCACCAATACCACTGTTTACTCTGTAAACACAGCAACTAATGTTGTTATAATCAATACCCCAACTGATGCAGTCGTTGCTGCTGGTGCAACTGTAACCTTTGCACAAGGTAGAGCAGATACGGCAGACAGAGGTATTGAATTTGAATATATTTCTGCTGGTGTCGGAACAACCGCTGTAACAAGTCGTGGTTACTTCGGTGCTATCGCTGATGAAAGTGGTGGTACGATTAGCACGACTACACTTTGGGCCTACATTCCTAACGCAGAAGTAACAGGTAACAGCTTTACTGGCGTCAGAGGTTTCCTGGATATCGCTGGTATCTACTATCAACCAGATGGTGAGAATCCTTACGATGGTCCCAACGGTGTTGCATACTTCGATAGCACTGGATTGGTCAAATCTGGTGTTGCTACAGATAGCGGCATTTCGACTTCCAACTACGTCTTGACTACCGGTACTGACGGCATTCCCATCTGGACTGATACGCTTGATGCTGGTACATTCTAAGAGAGGTGAAGAATGGCAAAGCCAACAACAAAACAAGAGTTAATTGATTATTCTCTTAGACAACTAGGTGCTCCCGTATTAGAGATTAACGTCGCTGATGAGCAACTGGATGACATCGTTGATGATGCCATTCAGTTCTTCAACGAGAGACATTACAATGGTGTTGAGAGAGCTTATCTCAAGTACATCGTAAGTCAAGACGATATTGATAGAGGTAGAGCAGGTGGTCCTGGAGCGGCTGGTATTACAACTCATACCACTTCGGCAACCATTGCTGGAATCTCTTCCACTTTTTCTTACTACGAAAATGGAAACTTCTTACAAGTTCCAGATGCAGTTCAAAGTGTCGTAAGAGTATTCAAGTTTGATGCCAGTGTAATTAACTCTGGCATGTTCAGTATCAAATACCAATTATTCCTGAACGATCTTTACACTTTTAATAGTGTTGAACTTCTTCAGTATTCAATGATCAAGTCATATATTTCAGACATTGATCATCTCTTGACACCAGATCGTCACTTGAGATTCAATGTTCGTCAGGGTAGACTCTATCTAGACATGGATTGGGCGGCTGCAGCTGCTGGAACATACATTGTTCTAGATTGCTACAGAGCAGTAGATCCGGCTGACTTTAGTAAAATATATAATGATGGTTGGTTGAAGAGATATGTTACTCAATTGATTAAGCGTCAGTGGGGTCAGAATCTTATCAAGTTCCAAGGAGTCAAACTGCCTGGCGGTATTGAACTCAATGGGCGTCAACTATATGACGATGCAGTGACTGAAATTAATGCTCTCATGAGCGAGTTCCAGTCCACATACGAACTCCCACCCATGGATGACATTGGATAATGGCACTGAACCCGTTCTTTCTTCAGGGAACTGCGAATGAGCAGTTCCTAGTACAGGATCTCATTAATGAGCAACTGAAGATTTATGGCGTCGATGTATATTACCTTCCCAGAAAAATTGTAGACCAGACGGACATCTTGAAAGAGATTTCAATGTCCAAGTTTGATGATAACTTTATCATCGAAGCATATATTAATAATTTTGAGGGATATGGTAGGAACTCTGATATTCTCACAAAGTTTGGTCTCAAGTCTACAAACGAAGTTTCTCTGACACTCTCCAAAGAGAGGTTTGATAACTTCATTGGAGAGTTCTTAGAGACTGGATCCGACAGTGAGTATATCATCGATGGTCGTCCCAGAGAGGGTGATCTAATCTTCTTCCCACTGGGAGAGAGATTGTTTGAGATCAAACATGTTGAGTTTGAGAATCCTTTCTATCAACTAGGAAAGAACTATATCTACGAACTGTCTTGCGAACTCTTTGAGTACGAAGACGAGATCATGGATACCAGCATCGAGTCTATTCAAACCGCGATGGACGATGTTGGTTATATTACAAGAATTGTTCTGAATGGTATTGGACAAACTGCTGCTGGAGCTGCACAAGCAGGTGGGGCTACGGATGGTCAGATTATTCAGATTCTTGTTACCGAAGACGGAACTGGATACACTGAGCAACCAATCATTACTATCGATGCGCCAGAAAGTGGTAGTAGAGCAACTGCTGTTGGTTTCGTCACAGAAAAAGGTGGCACATATTCTCTCGATGAGATTCTAATCAAATCTACTGGTTTCGGATATGTAGCTGCTCCTAGAATTACTATTACTGGAGGTGGTCCAAATGCTACAGGTGCTGCTGCGACCGCGATCCTTGGTGATACTGCTATTCAGTCTATTGGCATTGGAACATCTGGTGGATCTGGATACATCACGGTTCCCACTGTTACTGCAGGAGAGCCTAACACCGCATACACAGGATTCACAACTGCACAGTTGGTAGCTATTAAGAATCCTCTTACAACTGGTATTGGTTCTGTCTTTATGAGACATGCTGGTATTGGATACACCACTAATACTCCACCAGTTACATTTGCTCTACCCAATATCCTCGTTGGTATTGGAACAACAATTGCATTTGGATCTCAGAGCGGTGCATATGAAGTTGATGAACTTGTCACTGGAAGCCTCAGCGGCACTACCGCGAGAGTCAGATCACATGACATTGATACTGATGTAGTTAGAGTTGTGGTAAATAGTGGTGGGTTCTCACCTGGAGACATCCTCACAGGATCCTCCTCCACTGCTAGATATGCTGTTCAATCCTATAGCGATGACAACGTTGAGTCTACAGGCACAGGTGCAGACTTCTTTGATAATGATGATCTTGAGACAGCAGCTGATGCAATTCTCGACTTTACTGAGTCCAACCCATTTGGTGAATACTAATGTTAGGAAAATACTATTACCATGAAGTCATAAGAAAGACGATTATCGCTTTCGGTACAGTCTTCAATAATGTCCACATCAGGCACAGTGACTCTGGTGGTGTGGAGAGTGATCTGAAGGTCGCAATTGCTTATGGACCTGTACAAAAATTTCTTGCCAGACTTGAGCAACAACCTAAGTTAAACAAGACGGTTGGTCTCACTCTGCCTCGTATGTCTTTTGAAATGACTGGTATCAGTTATGATGCCTCCAGAAAGACAGCGATTACACAAACTTTCAAGGCTGTCGATAGCACTGACAGTAATATGAAGAAGGTGTATATGCCAGTTCCATATACGCTGACTTTTGAACTTAACATCTTGGCAAAACTGAATGATGATTGCTTACAAATCATTGAACAGATTCTGCCTTATTTCCAACCATCGTTCAATGTAACCATTGATCTTGTTTCTGCAATTGCAGAGAAGAAAGATGTTCCTATTGTCCTAGAAAATATCTCCTTCACTGATGACTATGAAGGTAACTATGAGACAAGAAGGGCTTTGATTTACACCTTGACATTTAGCGCTAAGTCTTATCTGTTTGGTCCTATCGCAGACAGCAGCGACGGTCTTATCCGCAAGGTTCAAGTCGATCAATATGCTGGAGCAGATACCACAACTGCGAAGCGTGAAGTTCGTTATACAGTCGAACCTGATCCAGTTGATGCTGCACCCGATGATGACTTTGGATTCAGCGAGTCCGTAAGTTTCTTCACTGACTCTAAAAATTATTCGCCTGGCACTCAGGATGATCGATAACCATGAAAGACTTTGACTCTATTGATAAGGCTCTAGATATCGAATCCTCGATTGTAGAGTCTGAACCTGCACCTATCAGCAAGAAAAAAGAAGAAAGGAACAAATCAGAAATTCAAAAAGACTATGAGTATACTCGTGGTCAACTGTATTCTTTGATCGAGAAAGGTCAGGAAACCTTGAATGGTATTATGGAACTAGCAGATGAAACGCAATCTCCTAGAGCGTATGAAGTTGCTGGTCAGTTAATCAAGAATGTTGCCGATTCAACAGATAAGTTGATTGATCTGCAAAAGAAATTAAGAGATCTAGATGAAGATCCTAAGTCCAAAAACCCAACAACCGTTAACAACACTATGTTTGTTGGATCGACAGCAGATCTTGCTAAGTTTTTAAAGAAATCTCAAGACGATATTCAAAACACTTGATGCTAAATACTCGGCCAAGACGAGTAAATTATGCAAAAAGTTATTAATATTCTAGCACTTCTTTCTTTTATCGGGACTGCTGGAATTATCGGTGGAGGTACATTTGTATACCTCAGACGTGCAGAGATTAGTGATAATGTAAAAGCAGAAGTAACCAAGGCTGCTACAGAAGCAATTACCGAAGCACTTCCTGGTCTGCTTGATAATGCTATGCCTGCACTACCCACTACCACAGGTCCAGCGGTAGAAATCCCCAAATTGTAATTTATGGAAATTCCTGACATTGGTGTTAGGAATATCGGTATACCAAATGTAGGAGTTAATCCTATATTCCAACCTGGTATTCCTAGAAACTTCGTTATTCATCCACCAATTACCGACTTTCTCTGGAAACCTATAGTCGCGTATCCTGGTTGTGTTGAACATGCAGCTGCTATTGAGGATGATCAAAAAGTCATCAGATGTGATGGTGAAGTCCCTAGTTACAATGCTATGGACTATACACCTGAAAATTTGGTGATCAAAAAAGAGGTTCCTCCACCGAAAACGAAAACTCCAGATGCTCCAGAGGTTCCAGAGGCACCAGAGGTTCCTTCTAATGTGGTTCCTCCAGCAAAAAAAGATGAGGAAGTTCCTTGTCCTGGTCCTAATGCACCACGCATCGGTGATGTAGCACAGAATCAAAAGGAGAGAGTATCTGGTTTTGAACTACAAGGTGATATCTGTGTGGTTCTTTATGAGGATATTCCTTGGACAGCACAATATCTACCAGCACCACAGATTGCTGCGACCACTGGTGGTATTGCTGTAGTTGCTACTAGTTCTGCTCTGCTTGCAAAACCATTGGCAGATTTACTGCTAAAGGTTATCAAACCAGTAATCAAAAAGGTTATCGGTAAGGTGCAAAAACTTATTGGGAAGAAGCAGAAGATCGAATCCCTAAAGGAGCGCCGAGATCAGCAGCGGATACGCTCGCACGCCCTGCGGAAGCTGAAGGGGAAGGAATAGAGTGAGTATGTGGATGTGCATGTCCTGGAGGATTGTTAACCATCACATCTGCACATACCGCATAGTAAGGACTCTTAGGATGG